GACGATCTGCAACCGCTCGTCCGAGCGCTCGAGGGCAAAAAGTTCACGGTGTGGACTCGGCTCCAAACGCGGAAGGACACCGGCGAGGTGACCTCCGAGGTGCTGTTCCAAGATCCGAACAGGACGCTCAGCGCAGCGAGCGACGACGGCGACGACGAGGACGACGACGATGAGCCGCAGTCCGAGCCCGCGCCGAAGAAGAAGCCGGCAGCGTCGAAGAACAGCAACGGCAAGAAGAAATGACGCCACGTCGTAGACGGTCGCTGCTCGAAGACGACGAGCTCTCCGAGATTGGGGGGCGCGATGAATCTTCGAGCGGCGACGTCTGCGAGGCGTGCGGTTGCGCGCGAAGCAAGCACACCGAGGATGGGTGTGCTTGCGGTAGGTGCGAAGGATTCGACGACGGAAGCGGAGACGGCGGATGAAAACGATCATCAACGACTTGTCGAAAGAGACGATCGCGAAGATCGCCGAGTCGCACAAGCGGCGGTTTGAGAACTTGCTCGCCAGCGAATCACGCAACGTGCGCAGGGGTGAATGCGAGCACTACCTGGCGGTCTGGTCGCTCGTTGCGGCGCACAACGGCGACGGCGTGCCGCTCGAACTAGAAGGTCGCAACGAGCTCTGCGAAGCGCTCTTCTGCGGCGACTACGACCCGATGCTCACTCCGGAGGAGCTCGACAAGGTCGAGGCGTGGCGCGATCCGCCTCCGAGCGAGATGTGACGGTGTGATCGATGTCCGCGAAGGCGCTCTCTGTCGTTCAAGAGTACCGTCCGCGAGAGCACGGTGCTCGCTGTGATCTCTGTCCGCTGAAAGGGAACACCGTCGTCCCGCCTAAGGCGTCGCCGCTTCCCACGAAGGTCGTCTTCGTCGGCGAGGCGCCGGGGCGGAAAGAAGAAGTTTTCGGAACACCATTCATTGGACAGACTGGCGTTTTTCTCAAAGGGCTCTGCCGTGAGGTCGACATCGACATTCTCGAAGCACACCTCACGAACGCGGCGCTGTGCCGCTCGAACATCGACAAGGAGAACGAGCTCGCCGCCACCTTCTGCGCCCCTCGACTCTTGAAAGAGCTCGCCGAGTTTGATCCGAAGATCCCCATCGTGACGTTCGGCAAGACGAGCACGCTCTCTGTGCTCGGCGTTCGGAGTATCATGAACTCGCGCGGGTTCGTCTGGACGGCACGCGAGCTCGACCCCGGCCCCGCCTGGAGCAAAGCGAAGAAGGCGAAGCTCCGCGGCGCCCCGAAGTGGAAAGAGATCTGGCTCAAGGCGCAGATCGTCGACGGGCGAAGCAAGCTCGCCGGCAGGACGGTGTTGCCGACTGTTCACCCCGCGTTCGTGCTTCGCTCCGACACTTGGCTTCCGATCTTGAAGATCGATCTCGACCGGATCGCTCGATGGATGCGCGGGGAACTGACGCACGAGATGCTCCTCGAGAACGGTCCGTACGTCGTCGTCACGAAGCAAGCCGACGTCCGTCGAGAGCTCCAAAAGCTGGCGCCCATCATCAGTGTCGACGTCGAAACTGGAGCGAGCACGGAGGGCGGCAAAGACGGCGCCGATCCTATTCGCAACCGCCTCCTCTGCGTTGGGATCTCGGACGGTGATCACACGGTCGTCATTTGGCCGTGGAAGACGAAGACGCACGCTCCAATCGTGAACGGGCTCTTCAAGCGGTCGAAGAAGATCGGGATGCACAACGGCTACAACTTCGATCAGATCGCGCTCGATCGCTTCGACGTCCCGTTCGAGCCCATCGACGACAAGCTCGAGGATACGCTCATCGCGCACCACACGTTCGCGAGCCACATGCCGCAACGGCTCTCTCACGTCGCGAGCGTGTTCATCGATGCCGGGCCGTGGAAGGTGACGTTCAAGCAGGGCACCGGCGGCACGACCGAGAAGGGTCTCCCGCCCGAGAAGCTCAGCGGTGAGGAGTTGACGCTCTACAACGCTGCGGACGCGCGCATCCAAGCGCAAGTTTGGCTCAAGATGCAAGCCGACCTCGAAGACGAGCGGGCCGTCTACGAGGTCGACAAGAACAACGCGAGATTGTGCCGGGGCATGATCATCAACGGCATCGGCGTCGACGTGGAACGCCGAACGCAGCTCTTGGAAGAGATGGATCGAAAGGAGACTGATCTTCTCTGGAAGATGCGGAAGCTGCTCCGCCGAGCGAAGTTCCATCCGATGCAGCTCGCCGAGGTTCGGAAGGCGCTCTTCACGATCCTGAAAGCGCCGCTCGCGTCGGCTGACCCGACCGAATCAGGGCTCCCGAGTACATCCCAGACGACGCTCGAACGGCTCAAGAACAACTCCACGCGCGCGGGCAGGTTCGCCGATCTGCTCTTGCAGTGGCGCGGCGTCGTCAAGATCAAGAGCACCTACTTGGTCAGCCAGATCCTCGACAAGCCGTCAAAGAAGACGCCCCTCGTTTCGCGCACGCATTTCAACTGGAGAAGCTACGGAGCCGCAAGCGGTAGGTACTCGTGCCGTTTGCAGTCGTGCCCCAGAGCCGAGCAACTCAAGGACAAGAGCATCGTGCTCGAGACGCGCGTGCGCGAAGTCTACGTCGCGCGTCCGGAGCACAAGCTCATCTACTTCGATCTCAGCCAAGCAGAGCTTCGATTCGCAGCCTACCTCTCTGGAGATCAAAGCTTCATCGCCGCGTGCGAGTCCGGCGACGTGCACACCGCGACGGCGAAGCTTCTCTTCCCCGCCGAGGCTGAGCTCATCGGGCGAGATCCGAAGGGCGTGGGGAAGCCCTTCCGCGACGTCGAGAAGAACTGCATCTTCGGGTTCATCTACTACGCGCAGCCGGACACGATCTTCGGCTTCGTGCGCAGCAAGGGGCTCCCCGTCCAAATGCGAGACGTGGTCTCGATGCACGACATGGTGCGAGACGTGTTCGCGCACTACTTCCGGTACGTCGATCGGAACAAGCAGTGGGTCGACAAGCACGGCCATCTCCGCGACGCGCTCTCCGGGCGGATCTCATGGCTCGGATGGCACGCTGGGTACCCGGACGTCGCGAACCGCCCGATCCAAGGAGGCATCGCATCGTTGATGAACGTACGCCTCCCGTCCATTTCCAGTCGATTGCCCAGCGGCTCGTCCGTCGTCGCACAGATCCATGACGCGGCGATCATGGAGGTGCCTGACCGTCACGTCGATAGTGTGAAAGCGCTCGTCAAAACGACGTGGGAGGAACCGGTTGTCATCCCAGCGAACGGGTGGGGTACGAGCGTACGCGTCGAGGACGGGGCGCGCCAATTCGTGATGCCGATCGAGCTGAAAGTCGGCGAACGGTGGAGCGCTTTCGGATGACGTCGGAAGGTGTACAGATAGTGAATAGATCGTTGAACCCTCTCGTCAGTGTTTACATGCAGGATCACCTCTCTTTTACAGCCATGACGGACGACTCTCCCGGCCCTCGCGCCGAACTCATCGACCCCGCCGCTACCGTGGCCTTCATGCTGGCTGGGAACGCCCACGTGACGTTCCAGAGCCGGCGGACGGACACTCGGTTCACCTATCGCGTAGTCCAAGCCGAGCGCCGTGCAGGCGACACCGGCGAGCTCCCGCACTTCGTGTCCGTATTGGTGGGCCCCGACAACGACCGCAGCTATCAGTACCTCGGGTGCATCTACCGTGGGCTCGTGTACGCGCATGGCAAAAAGAGCCGCATCGATTCGAGCGCGCCGAACGCTGTCGCGTTCTCGTGGGTGTGGCGGCGCCTCTCGGCGGGGCAGGCGCACCCGGAGCTCGCTGTCTACCACGAAGGGCGCTGTGGGCGCTGCGGGCGTCGGCTTACAACACCCGAAAGCGTCTCGACTGGGCTCGGACCCGTGTGTGCCAGGAGGCAGCCGTGAACATCACCGTCAAGGATCTCTCGTCTGATCAACTCTCGGCCTACAACGCTATCGTCGGTTGGGTGCGCGACGCCGACGGGGGCCTCCTCTCGCTTGGAGGCTACGCAGGCTCTGGGAAGAGCACGCTCGTGTCGCTCGTCGCTGCGCAGGTCGACTTGCCGGCGTTCACTGCGTACACCGGCAAGGCAACCTCCGTGCTGCGCAGGAAGCTCAAGACTGCCGGCACCGAGACCGTCGGCGCGCAGAAGAGGAGTCGCGATGGCATAACGTCGTCCGACCCGCGCCCCTACTGCGGGACGATCCACTCGCTCATCTACCGGCCGTGCGATTGCCTCGAACCGAAGACCGTCGAGATCCAGAAGCCGTGCCCTGAGAAGGGCTGCGTCGGCGAGACGACTTGGGAGTACGACCTTCCGGTCCGGAGCGTTTGCGCGAAAGGGCACGTCGGGTTGATCAAGTCGAAGGCAGCCTTCGACGCGCTCAAGCCGGCGCAGAAGTTCGTCTACGTCGAGAAAGTCGACGGCAGGTGCAAGCTCTGTGGTGGCAAGGAGTGGCTTCGCCGAGAAGCGCTCGATCGACGCTACGGGCTCATCATCGTAGACGAGGCGTCGATGGTCGACGACATGATGCTCCGCGACCTCCAGAGCTACGGCGTGCCGATCCTTGCGGTTGGCGACCACGGCCAGCTCCCGCCCGTCGGCGGCGTTGGTAGCCTCATGAAGAGCCCCAACCTACGCCTCGAGAAGATCCACCGGCAAGCGGAGGGTAATCCCATCATCGCGCTCTCGAAGTTGATCCGTGAGGAAGGGCGCCTTCCCGAGAGCATGCCCGGCGACTCGGTGCGGTTCGAGCGGCTACGCTTCATCGATCGGATCGTCGAGGAGCGTTACGAGAACGCCTCGGCGGTGCGCCTGCTCGAAATGGGGCTTGCTTGCTACACCAACCGTCGGCGCGTCGGGCTCAACGCTACCGTTCGTCGCGTGCGAGGTATCTCACGAGATGGCCGGGATCTTCCGCGTAAGGGCGAGCATGTCATCTGCCTTCGCAACATCAAGGAGCAAGGCGGCCGCCCGCCAGTGGCCAACGGGATGCGCGGCGTGCTTCAGGGCGATGTGACGTGGAAGTTGGTCAGGGACACGCACGGCGAGCTGACGGACGCCTACGGAAAGTCGGCGCGAGA